TCGATGATGTTTTTGGTTTCGACGGACATCAAGGCCCGTATGTCGTGATAGAGCGCTTCGCGCCCTGAGTTGAAAAGGGTGGAATTGACTTTCACATCACCATCCGCACCGACCACCACGGGCTTTTGGTGAAACCCCGAAACCCGCATCAAGTACCGAAGCAGGATTTCGACGTTCTTGTTTTCTTTCGCCGCATTGATCGCTATCCGCGCTTCCTCGATGATCTGCCTCGCCCGCGCGCGTGCGGATTCTTTTTCCCCCATCTCTTTTGCTATTTCTTCCGGTGTTTTTTCGCTCATAGAATCATCTCCTGCGGTCCAGCGCCGCCGCCGTTAATCAGGCCGTTTTGTCCACTTCGAGTGGCTAATGCCTGAGCGTTTTGTTGGTTTGCCGCGGCTGTGTTTTTCGCGATCTCAGCAGCAAGCGCCGCGGACTGAATCTGCTGCTGTGTTGCCATTTGTTTTTTGTAGTCTTCGTACGCAACCTCAAACTCTTCTTCGGAAACGATGGAGTCGTCTGGGGCTCCGTAAAGCTCTTTCACAAGCGGCATAGTTTTTCGTTTGTTGAGCCAAAGCATGAGCTCGGGCGCCGCAGCGGAAAATGTCGCGGCGAACTGCCAAAGACTCATGAGCCCGCGAATTTCTTCCGACCTGAGAATCCTTGCGGCGGGAGAAATATATTCGATCGGGTATATCTCGACTCCCTGTTCCCGCAATACCAGCAGTTCGTCCGGGATCACAAGCGGCTCAATCCCCGCAGCCACGAGTTGCGCGTACATCTCCGATCCGGGTTCGACCCCGAGTTCGCCCTCTTCCTCCAAAATCGCGATCGTGCGCCGAATCACAGGAGTAAACTTTTCTTCCAACTGCCGCGAGAAAATCGCTCCTGTGTTATCCGCTCGGAGTTCGTTTCGGATCTGCGCTTCCCCGAGCGTCATGCGCGTAGTGTTATTCAAGTCCGTGAGTTTGTCGTTCAGGAAGTGCATCTTGATTTCAAGAACAAGCATTTCCATGAGTTTCAGAAGGGGCATCAAAGACCCCACCGCCCCGATCTGACCGATCGGTGCCATCCCTGTGATCCGGGAGGATGTTACGTCGATGGGGATGACCCCACCAGGCGACCGGTCAATGGTCCCATTTCCAAAAGTGCCATCGTCCAAAACATACCACGACGGGAGAGCGGTCAGTTCCCCGCCCTGCGTGATGATCTCCACGACGCCGTTCAGTTCGATCGTCGGAGAGAGGGCATTGTAGCCGGGGGACCGCCCGTACTCTTCCCCTTCGTTTTTGTAAAAGCGGGACACGACAATGCTGTTTCCAGAGAACCCGCCGTGCCGAAGCACGAGGTCGTCTTCTGAGAGGATGTGAATTGACTCGTAGGACATCTTGATCTCAGAACCTTCGTTCGGGCGAACGAGCCAGATGACACGGAATTTTGTATCCCGATTGTTGCTGTCCAAAGCCGCTTTGACTTTGTCAGTCTTAGCTGTGTCACCATACTCCCCGACCAACTGAAACGCGTCATACTCAAATTCGTAGAACTCTTTGACGACTCTGCCACGGGCGTCTTCTACGACGTAGAGATTTTTGAGGGGCATCGCACGATATTCGACTTTGTGCTTCTGCCCCGGGCGGGCTTTAAATACTCCGATCGCGTCGGTGCCGAAGGCTGTTCCCTCCGACAACGCTTCTTGCCGCGCGGTTCCCCACCCGGCGTTCTCGTGCTCCATTTGCGATTGGATGCGGAAATTACATTCGCGATAAAACTTTTTGATCTCTTCGGTATCCCGCGCTTGTCGGGGTTTGGGGATCCGGAAAGTGCGTCCGCCGTTTTTCCAAAGCGCGCCATCGAGACTCGAAACCATGGTCTGATGGGCTTGGCCTGCGGTGTTGTCGAGGACGTCTTCGTGGGTGTAGAAATCACCAGGTGCGGAAATCGTTGTGAAACCTTGCTTGCGTTGGAAAATATATCGGGCGATCAACTCCCAAACGTTTTCCCACGGAGCGCGGCGGGCTTTGACTGAGGAAAATTCTTTTTTGATGAGCGATACGTCGATCATGCTAAAACACGCCCGAACTGCCCGTTTCGCCGCCCATAACTCCGGTCGGAGTCGTGAAATACTTGCTCATGCGGGCGAGTCGGCGAGCAGCCGCTTGGCTTTCCAGACTCCCAACATCGCCGACGTTACCGACGTCTTTTACTTCCGGAGCCGGAGCCGGAGGAGGGGTTGGTTCTGATTCTTTTTTGTCGCCGCCAAACATCCAGTCGAAAAATCCGCCCATAGCTAAAACTCCTTTCGCAAAACGACCATGCCGTTTTTGTTTTCTTGCTTTTTGAATCCGAGTTTCTTTGCCATGAAAATTGCTCCGCGGTTTTCTTCGTCCACGAATGCGTGTAGCGGTTCGCCGATGTTTTGTCCGAACCAATCCAACACCAGACACGAAGCCTTATACGCCCACTGCGCGCGATTGTCAAGTTTTTTCAGTTTTTCTCGCTCGGAATAAGCATCAAAAGTCCAACCAATCCCGGGGATGAAGCAGAAATAAAGCACACCACAGAGTTGCATACTTGCATACCCGAGCCAAAGATGCTTCACAAGTTTCAGGTATCGCTCAATGCCGCGGTCGTTGAGCAAATTATATCTATTCTTCCGCATTTGTTGGGTCAAAAAATCGCGGTCGTCGGATGGGAATAACCCGAAGCCAGGCTCGCGCAGTATCTCGGTCATTTTTTCGGGCGGCTTTTGAGGCCGGATTTAAAAACTGTTTTGTACCGCTGAACCGCTGAATCAATCCGGCTGTCTAACCCCGGACCATCCGGTCTTTGTTTCCGGCGCACAGGAAAAGCGAACGTGAGGATCGCGGAATCCAGATCGTTCGGGGAAAAGCGGAGCGCGTCCGTGATCTCGTCTTTGGGAACGAGGTACATCACGTTGTTGGATGTTTCTTTTTCTTTCGGCACAGCACCGATCTGAGTGAGGAATTTCTGATCGTTCGGTATGCTCACATCCGGGTCATTGAACCACTCCCGCAAATCTGCGTGCATCTGGACTCTCATGTTCCGATGCCGAGTTTTGTCGACGGCTTGCTCGCCAAAATGCACGCCTTTCACAAGTCGCTTGGAATATCCAAGCTCGTGGAGCCGGTCGAGCGCCCCGTGCTCGTTCGTGACGTCCAGGACCACAAGATCCGGTTTCTCCCGTTCGATGATCTGCGCCAACCTGCCCGCAAGTCTCATGTCTCTCTCACTCCCATCGTCTGCAGGAATCCGTTCGAACGGGAGAATACTCCGGCCCTTCCGCCGGCAAATGGACGTCCAGTCCCCGGTGCGTCCTTGATCCACGCCGACGATGAATGGTGCATACGGGTCGTCCATCGCCTTCCGGCCTTTGGCGAGATGCACGCGCGCGAGATCGAAAAAGCGTCCCTCCGCCTGAACAAAAGCTTCTTCGGGGTTGAACGGATACTCCTGAATAAATTTGGTTTTATCGCCGCCAAACGCCGCAATCTTTCGCCGGCGCCACGCAAGATGCCGGAGTGTGAGTCCGTCTGCTTTGTACGCGGCGTAATACGCCTGCTCCTCGTCGTCGAGATCACGTTCGTGCAACGGTTCAGGATCCTGGTATTCGTCTTGCCAATAGAACGGGATGAAGATGAGCAAAAATCCGTTCTTCCCGGCAATCGCACCGTTCACGAGGTCGTAGAAAAAGTTCCCGGGGCCGTTCGCGGTAGACTCGAAAATCAATTCTGTCCCCGGAGCATCCGCAACCGTTTGCATGAGGCCGGTGGAGAGTGCGTCCGCATTTTCGTAAAACGCCACTTCGGACCCGTGAAAAAGCTGGACCGTCATTCCGCGACCGATCTGGGCTGAACCGGCAGTGCCGACGGAATACCCGCTCCCGTTGTCCATCACCATCGCGCGCTCAGTGTCTTTCTCGAGCGGCAATTGGAGGTCTTGGGGAAGGTTGCGACGGAACGTCTGAGTCATTTTGAAAATTTTGATGGTGGACTCTACCTGGTGAGCGAGCACGTACGCCGAGAGGTTTGGCCGGAAGGAGGTCTGATGGAAATATCGGGCTTGGAGATACGTCGTACACCCTTGCTGCCGACCCTTGAGCACCACCGCGCGCACCATCCCCGTGTCCCGCTTTTGTTTTTCCAGAAGCGCATGGAGAAAAAGCTGCGCCCGATTGAGCACGAGCGGCCGTATCAGTCCCTGTTTGTCGATGATTTTGAGACAAGTTCGGGCATAATACTCGAGATTAGTCGTCAAGCGGGTTAGAACCGCCGCTTGTTGGGGTGTCAGATTTTGCAAGCTCATCCAAAAATTCCTTCAGTGTGCCTGATGCGGTGATGGTTTGTTGTACTGGTTTTCCGAGCAGCCGATCGAGTATCCGGGTGAGAGCGTCGAGGTCCCCATCCGCTGCTTTCTCAGCAGCCGTGACCAGCGCCGCCTCCAGCATCGTCATGCCCCATTTCGATTCGTCCGGGCCAGCGTACCGGCGGGCAACAATTTCCCTGATCGACAAGACGATCTCGGAGGGGCTGAGGCCACGCGGTCCTACGGGAAGCATTGTGCCATCCCGAAGTACCGCGATGTTTTTCCCAGGCGGATAAATTATGTCCGCGTCCAGGGGCTCAGTCATCCAAAATCCCTCCGCCTACGGACGGAGTTGGGCGTGGAATTTCTTTTCTGGGCTCACGAACCGGAGGTAATGTCTCGTCGCCTAAGTTGTTCATAGTGATAAAATCCCGTTCCTCCTGCCGTCTCCGGTCTTTGAGAGGCTTGGATTTCAGAAATTCCTCGGGCGCTTCCAAATACCCGATGATGTCCGAACGCAAATCATCCAACTCCAAGTACTCGTTCGGATCAATGGGGATCTGCTCCTCCGCGATCATCGCCACCAGCTGAGCACGCGACCGCAAATTCACGGGCAAATCCAGTTTCTTGCCGTCCTCAGAAATGATTTCGTCGATGGTGACGAATCGCACACGCGCGAAGTCGGGATGATCACGGCGGAGGAGGATCGGGAGCAGACGTTTTTTCAACTGCCCACGGATGTTGAGATACGAATTTTTGCGGAACATGGATTTTCCGTTGTCGTCTGTGCCGATATATTTCACAGATTCTTCCCGGAACATCTCGAGCGACTTTGCACGTACGGTCATTTCGAATTTCTTGATGCCTTTGGCCGTTTCGGTTTTGTAATAATACTGCCCACGGGTGAGGATTTTCACGCCCTTGGGGGTTTCTTGCTTCTGGGGTTTTTCATTTTTCATTTTTTCCTCCTTGGGACTTTTGTCCCGGTTGACGGAAGTATGGACGTGGAGAGTGGAGAAGTCAATCTTTTTCTTTTTCGGGGCTGTTAGATTTGTGTGATTTTGAAATTTTTGAAACTTTGTGGGGACGGGTGGGTGGTTTCCCCTCACGAACCGAAATCCCTGTTGGATGCCCTATGGGGTCTCGAAGGACCCCGGGGGTGGGTAAAAGCAAAACGGAACGTGTCACGAGATTAACGCCCTTATGGGCACGTGCCCCCACCCCCGTGCATGGGGATCATACGGGCACGTGCCCCTGGCCCGGATAGCATTGGGATCATACGGGCACGTGCCCCTGGCCCGGATAGCATTGGGATCATACGGGC